AGAGCTGAAGATCTTCTTTATGGGTAATTAGGATTAGCTGTATTTTTAAACGGTTGCAAATTTCAGATAGGAAATTAGAGGCTGTTTGTAAATAATTGGTGGACAAAAACTTTAGGCTTTCATCTAAGATTATAGTTTTTTGTGATCCACTGAGGTATACAAATATTATTTTGAAGATTAAAGCAATAATATCGTTCATTCCCCCACCACAAGACTTTTGTGGATCTAGGACAAAGGAATCTTCTGTTATCATGACATCAATAGAAGGCTGATTACGATAAGTTTCTAGGTTGATTTGAAAGTCTATATTTTTATCGAATATGTGGCTGAGTGCTTCTGTGACTAGATGGTTAAAGGTACTGCAAATACGGATTCTGTATTCTGCTGATACTTTAGATAAAAACTCCCTTAGTTCTGTATAAACAACTAAAGAATTATCGTTTTCTTCTTGTTGTTGTTGATTCTTTTTCATTTGAGAATCAATTTCTTGACTTTGATAGTAATACTTTTTAGTCAACTCTTCTAATTCTTCAATTTTTTGAGTTATATCATGTATTTCTAAATTAAATTTTTTATTATTTGTATAATCCATTTTATAAAATTTATATATCCATAAATAGTGCAACCAAATGAGAACAATAAGAAAATTGAGACACTTATTATTATGATTCTGAAGTTAAAGTCATCATTGTCTGGATCGTAATTTTTATTATTGTCATCATAATCATCGAACATTTTGTCAACTATTGATTCTTTGACTTTATATTCTTTAGTTTTCATTTTCAAAATGTCGTAATTTATTCCAACTGATTGGAGCAATTTGCTTAGATAGTTGATCTATTTGATCAGCTATTTCTCTAGTTTCCAATTGAGCATCTGGCTTACATCTTAAATTACAGACTCTAGCAAAAGCCATTAAGCTTCCAGACCAATACCACTCAGTCATCATAGATTGTGGAAGTATCATTCTAGCTTGTTCAGGACAAATGTCATGATTAATCATTTGGCTGTAGAGGTAATTTATTCTTTCTATTAGGTGTGGATACTCTTGGGTAAAAATGTTCTGTATATCACTTTCAGGATCAGAACCTTGTTTTTTGTCTTTTACCCTGGATCTCCATTTTTCTGGCTCATAATATTCAGGCTCTGAATCTACGTATCTTCTACTTATTTCGTTCCAAACTAATCCTACTTGATGCTTGACAAGTTGTCTAGCTACAAATACTGGTGCTTTTATGTGAAATTGTAAAGTGCAATGACCAAAAGGTGTCCAGTGTTTGTGTTTAGCTAAGTAAGCAATTAGCCTTTCATCTTTTTTATCTAGTTTCTTTTTCATTTTACCAAAAGAAACTCTAGCAGCATTTACAACAGATAAATCTCCACCCATTGAATCTATCAATTCTACATTCATATTTTACTCCTAATAAAAAAACCCATTCAGATCATATTACCTTATGCCAAAATAATATAATCTGAATGGGAAAGGAAAATAATATGTAGCATTAGCTATATGCCACATACATGCCATATTTCCATATTTAGGTAGTAAAGAGGAAACTACCTATAATTAAGCAGGTCAAGATGAAACCCTACTTAATTAACAGTTTAACGACATGTTAAGGTCGAAATATTTTATTATGAATTTTCCATCAACTTAGCTATTTCACCTGCTACTTCATCAGTTTCATTGGCTGATGAAGATGATTGGTTATTATCCCAGGGTAAATTAGTAGGCTTAGGTGCATTACCACTAGATACTTGCCCATAAATATCATACAGGAATTGTATTTGTTCATCTCTAGTTTTCTTTTTGTAATACTCACTAAGCTTAAACACTTCATTTCTGTCAGATATAGCTTGCTTTTCTTCATCTGTCAAAGGGCTATTGGTTAGTTGATAATCTAAGCTATATTTATCAGAGCCTGATTTGTCAGCAAAATAACTGATCTTAATGTCATATCCAGTTTCTGGATCTGTAGGATCACCTCGATAAAAACCTGATTCAGCTTCTTCTGCCGTAGGTGGAATCCAACCCATAATTTCATTCCAGTTAGTTAAACGGAAAGAGATTATAGAAATTGATCCAGCTAAATCAACCTCTTGTACTTCTCTATCAAAACATAACATATTAGCCTGGAAAGAATACTTTACTGGGGGCTTATCTTTGTTAAAGAAGTTAGGTGGAAAAGACACAAAATCTATTTCAGGATGTACTTTCCCTTGGATTTGATGGTCATAGATCTCACATATAATGCAATCTTTTTCTGCTCTTGGAAGCTCTGTTAATTCAGGATTATTGTAGTTATAGTTACTACATGAAAGAGCTGTCTTTTTCTCCGTACCGTCAGGCATCTTTATGTTTACAAAATGTTGCCATCTTCTTTGTACATTACCAAAGATACGTATACGTGAATTTTTTTGCCATTTTATAAAAGGTGGTCGATCATTAGAAAGTGTCATACCACTTGATTCAGCTCTTAAACCCATTAAACTCATTTTTTAAAACCTCAATTTATTCAAATATCAAATTTTTCAATAATTAAATTAAAAAACCTAACTTTAGTAGCTTCACAGCCGAAGAGTTAACTACTAAAGTTAGATTTTTATGCCTGTGAAAACATTATAATGTAACAACTTGAAAAGGTTCGTCTTAGTGGTCTTACTAATATCAGAGCTTAAGTAATACTTTCAGAGTTAAGAATTTTATAAGCACCCTTATAGGAAAAAACTAGACAAAATAGTCTAGAAACACAACCTTTTTACTTCTGCCTTACGGGGAAGTTTTGAACACATGTCACCATGTGGAACGGGGTTACTTTGCTGACCCTGCCAACTCGTTACATAGGTAACATACCATTTTAATTTTTAAAAAAGAGTAAAATATGAATTTATTTATAAAAAAGAAAGCCACTATCGGGAGATAGTGGCTTGAAGGAAGAGCTTGGAAGTTTTGCCTAGTGGTTAAAGGCAGAACTATTATAACACATTAATTGTCAGAATTAAACGATAAAATGTCATTAATCTTTTCCATTAGATTATTTTCTAATGTGTCTATCTTGTCCTCAACAACATTTTCAATCTTTTGAGTTAAGCTGTTTTCAAAAGGATCTTCTATTTTTTCATCAATAAGCTGATACATTTTTTCAGCTAACTCTTTTTCTTTCTTTTCTTCATCTCTCCTGGTTGGCCCATCTAAATCTTCTTCAATTTCTTTATCTAGCTCTTTATCAGGAGAAGGTAGGGAATAGTTATGATATAGATTTTCAATATCCTTCTGGTTTTTAGCATCTATTTCATTTAATTCAGTATCCTCTAATTCTTCTAATCCAGTAGGGACTCCTTGCTTTAAAGCAATCTTAAATGGAATATTTCCCCAACTGACAGGTCTTAAACCAAGCCTTTTCTCTCTAACGTAGTTGATAGTAACTACACCTTGATTTAACATGTCTTTATCAATATCCCATTGTTCTGTAGCATCAAGCTCTCTTTCCATTCCCCAATCTACATATATATCTTTAAATCCAAATCCACCTTTATGACCAACAAATGGATTAGGCTGTGACCATATAAGTTCGGAATTTATATGATAAGCAAAACTGTTTAGTTGTGGCACTAAAGCATCTTTTTCAAATTGTGCCTGTTGCCTTTCAGAGTTCAATTTTCCAGTATTTGGTGTAACCATACCTAGAACTAGAGGCTGCATGTTAAAAACAGACATTATTTGCTCTAACATCCATTGTGAATATGACTTGAAGGACATTTCGTTAGGTGCAAGACCAACCTTATCTATTTTTACAGACCCTTCACCTTCACCTGTACTGATTAAAATGGGTCTATGTGGTTTTCCTCTTAAATGACTATCCCAGTATTTCTGGTATTCCTCTAGTCGTTCTAATGATACATTTTGAAACATTACAGCCAATCTAGGAGTTGCATCATTGCCAAAAAGCTCAGAGTTGTAATTTTCTACTCTTTGAGCATTTACTACAGTTTTAGCTAAGGTTTCTATTTTACTTGTTCCATATGGTGTTCCACTTCTAGGGTTCATTATCATATAGATTAATTCATCTATACTGTACCAAACACCTTCTGAAGTATTTTCATGCTTTTCATAGTAAGCTTTATGGTGGTTTTTGAAAGTACCTGTAGTGTCAGTATTTAATATGAATTCTGAACCATTTGAAGCATAAAGCTCTTTAGGTCTGCCTCTTTTATCTCTGACTATTTCAATAGCACCAGCATCATAAACCAATAAATCACGATCTACTTTTTGACGAATAGAGCCAAAAGATTCTCTAGTAGAGTTAGGGTTAGTGAATAATTCTGCTACTTCTTCAATATGTCTTAATTGATCATCAGTTACTTGAGTTTTATTACTTGTATCAGTATAGGCATATTCAATAGGTAAGATCTTAGGTGGTATTAAGCTAAGTCTAGTAACAATTTTATCTATACAGGCTCTTACCCAGGTATTCTTTTCATAGATTGTTCTCATTTCAGCAAAGGTTAATGAGTCTACTGTTTCACGACTCATTGTTTCTATACTTCCTTCACTTAAAGTAGATCTACGTTTTCTTTTCCTTACAGTATTGGCTTCTTTGTTTATCCTAGCTAAATTATTAGGACGTATTAAACTTATTGTAGAAGGTGCTTGTTTGGTGAAAGAAATCATTCTGTATCTCCTTGCTCCACTTCAACACTTAAAATTTTATCATTTATATAAGCCGAATACAGACTAATAAGGGTCAAAGTTAAAGAATCTAAAAGTTGTGAGTTATAAGCTTTTATTATACCTAATATTAGGCATATTATGAAGCAACAAGCAGTAATAATTTTTAGTATTTTATCAAAATTGAAATTAGTTAAGATACCCAAGTGCACCCCCACCACCAATTTTGGCATATTGCTTAATATTCATTACTACTCCAGCAACAGCCTGTATTAAATCATGTGAACCCCCTACAGGGTGATCATATTTATTGTTAACTCTTTCTAACTGTCTTAATTCTTTATGTGGTAAATTTTCTTTTCCTTCAGGTGTGTTTATCAATAAGGGATATAAATGTATTCTACCTGCATATATT